GATCAAGTATTCGTGGGGGTTTTGTGCCATCTTGCGGCGCTCATCGGTGTCAAGGAAGATGTAGTCAACATACAAAGAAGCGGCTACAAGGGATTGTTGGTAAGCAGTGCTTACGGATTGTGTGCCAGCGTTTTGGGTCAAATCCTTTACGGCCCAGAGGCACTCACCAATGGGGCGGAAGTCAATGTTAATCTTGACCTCGTGGTATTGGAGGGCGATAAGGGGAAGGGCAAGACCAGGGTTGCGGCAGAACCAGAATTGAAGAGGGACGTAAAGGGTGGTCTCGGGGAGGGCGTTGCGGGGAGCACATACTTGGGCGGGTCCTCCCTCGGCAGCACAGGGTCCAGATACGTTAGCGAATCCAGGGTCGGTGATGTAGGTTAATTGTGTGGTGTTACCGACCATCTTGTAGTAACCATCTTGTTGCTCCTTGGAGAGAGTAACTTGGTTCCAGATGTGCATCCAGTCACCGTATTGACGGTCAATGCGTTGTCCACCGATCTCAACCTCAACTTGAGCAATCAATTGCTCACCGGGGAAATCCAACCAACGGGCATGGACGGCACCAGCGCTGTTCATGTCTTGGTCAATTTGGGGAAGAGTGACTTGAAGGTAAGTGCGGTAAGCAAGATCACCGTTTCTGCTGATTGTGCAAGTAACACGGCGGCCGAAGTCAGCTTGTCCAGAGAAAGTTTGCTCAATGCTCTCCATGGCAAAGTTAGTGTGGCGTCTGTAAGACACCTTCCAGAAGGTAATTTCGGGGGTTCCTGTGAGGAACACGTCTTGTGCGCCATAGGCGACGAGTTGCATAAGTCCACCAGCCATTCTTTAGCTATATTATAGGAAAAGAAAAAAATTTGAAAAAAAAACACAAAAAAAAAATATATTTTTTCCTAAATAAATAACTTGTAATACAATCCATATATGCGTTTGATTATGATTTTATAATGACCTTAAAAAATCATAGATTGAATATAAATAAAAAAATAAAAACTCTTCATGCTGCCATATATATTTAGAAAATATCAGCGATTAAAATAAAAAGTCAATGTAACATAAAATAATGAAATATGTGTTATTAATAGGTATGTTGAAAATCATATATAGTTTATCATTAAATAACAAATTTTATATAACACCATCAAAGTTCCAAACAAAAATATGGAGACAAAATCAAATATGGTATAAAGACGGAAAACAAAATGAATGTGAGAAATACCAGAGGAAATTAATAGAAAATATAACAAACAAAGAATGTGTAAAAACAAATAAGCGTATCCATATTAATACTAAAAAACTATATGATGTAAATTTTCCCTTAAAAAATATCGATGGTTTTGAATGGACAGAGAATTTTGACGGTTATTTAGAAAATAATAAAGAAGATTATTATTTCAATTTGAAAACAATATGTCATATTGGTGGTGCACAAACAAGATATATGAGAAATATTTATCATTTTATGTCAAATCAATTGCAATATTTATCAAAATATGAATATTTACATAAAAATGTATATTTTATAAATATTTTAGACGGAGATGCGTGTTATAAACATATGGACAAATTTTATTTTTTAATAAATAAATCAGAATTTGAAAGTGTAAAAGATAATATATTTGTAGGCGATATGAAACAATTTCAAGATTATTGGAATAAATATAATTAAATAAATTATTCAGTTTCATTATTATGTAAAACAAAATCTGTTGAAAAGTTTTTTGCAACGAAACTTTCTAAATAGTTCTCTTGGAATATTTCTTTTTTATTTTCATGTTTTTTTGTAAAAATATATGAATCTTTGGATTTTTTTACAGTCCAGCCTTGTTCCAGGGCATTGGTAATAAATAACATTTTTTGAAATAATTGTTTATTTAACTTAATATTTTTTGGGAGTTCATCATTCAAATAACTATTCATATAAAATAATTTATATTGATTTTTTATCATATTGACGAATAAGTAACATAAAAGCCATATTATTTGTAATAATAATAATAATAATTTAATGTCAAATTCCCGAAAAGGTAATAAAAATCAAAATATTTATACAATTGATAATAAACATTCAGAAATGTTAGAAAGATTCAATAATATAGAAGAGGTATTGATACCAAATTTAAAGAAAGAAAAGGAAGAATTAAAAGAGAAAGTGAAAATTTTAAAAGAAAACGAATTAGATGAATTTATGAGGATAAAAGACCGTGTCACTGAAATAAATAAGCTACTAAAAAACTTAAAATTGGAGAAAAAGAATTACTTGTTAGATAATTCAAAACACATTTTTAGTTATTTTGAACAAAAAAAACAAATATCAAATGATTCAAATTTAGAAAATCAAAATAAAAAGGTATTGAATTCTTTTTTTAAGATAAAATCCAAAAATGAAGAGTCTGAAAATATAAATAGCGAAAAATATAGTAATTCAAAAAAATCCTATTTAAAATATTGGACAAATGTAACCAATGAAATAAATAATATTCAAGATTATTTAATATCTATAGATGAATGTTCATTTTGTAACAAGGGTGAACTAATACCACAAGATGAAGAAGGTATTTTGATTTGTAACAATATTAAATGTGGTAAATTTATAAGTTATATAGTTGATAATTCAAAACCAACAAATAAGGAGCCTCCTAATGAAGTATCTTATACTGCTTATATAAGATTGAATCATTTTAAAGAAATCCTTTCGCAATTTCAAGCCAAGGAAACAACACAAATACCCGAAGAAGTAATAGATGCTATTAAGGCGAGAATAAAAAAGGAAAGAATCACTGATATGTCGGTAATTAATTACGATAAAATGAGAGAAATATTACGAAAATTGGGATTTAATAAATATTTTGAGCATATACAATATATTAATTCTCTTTTTGGCGTAAAACCTCCTGTAATGAATGAAGAATTGCACGAAACATTATGTGTGCTATTTATTGAAATTCAAAAACCATGGGCAGTTCATTGCCCTCCAAATAGAACCAATTTTTTCAATTATACTTATACTTTATATCAATTATGTGTTTTATTAGATCAAACACAGTATTTACCTTTTATTCCTATGATGAAAGACCGCGAAAAGCAATTAGAACAGGATATGATATGGAAAAAAGTATGTAATGATTTAGATTGGGAATATTTTGCAACTGTTTAAAAAAATTGAAAATATTAATTTTATTTTTTTGTTTTAATAAAATAAATAAATAACAAAATGAGTTATAATATAGTAAAAGGGTATAATGGAATAATGGATTTAGATTTAAACCTAATTCCAAGTAAATTTCATAAAGAAGCAATAGACCAACACTATAAAGATATAGAAAATTATAAAAAAGAACAAGCATTATTGCCTAAAAAATTAAGGTATGAAAATACAATAGTGAAAGCTGAAAAAGTCATTGAGATAGAAAGGTTAGCTCTTCAGAAACGAATAAAAGAGAAATATGATGAAGACACCAGAAGAATAGAAGAATTTTCAAAGAGAAAAAAAATAGTTTTTTAATGGTAAAATAGCCAGATATTTAACAAATATGTTAGATTTATAAATTTATATAAATAATTATATAATATTTTTATATTATATAAAATATGACCCATTTAAACGTTGAAGGAACACGTTTTACTTTTGAAGACATAAATATAAATTCATTAGAACTACTTGAAGATGGGAATTTTAGTTATACATTTTTAGTATCTTGTCATGGTTCTGAATTAGACAGTGAAAGAAGTATAATTTTAAATGAAGGTTGTAAATTTGATACAATAGCATTAGGAAATAGATTTGGTCACTTTGCATACACTAATGCACATCGTCAAAAGGCTATTCCACTTCATGAATCAGATGGCGGTAATGAAATAATAGAAAAGTTAAGAGCCATTAATCAAAATTTTAATAGTGATATAAATCAACAAGGTACCGTTGATTCTTATTATATTAATGATTTAACTACGGAACTATTACCAAATGCAAAACAAACAGAGAAAAATGGAGAAGAAATATTTTATTCATCATTAAATCCTATGGAATTTATAATTAAAAAATCAGATTATGAAGGTTACAATAAAGAACCAAGTAGTAAAGAATTTATTGCTTCTCAAGAATATTTAAATGAATTTGGATTATGGCTTTATAAATGTTATAAATTTAAAGGCAAATTAAATAATGAACATGGTAATAGATCAATAGATTTAGATATTGCAGTAAACAAAAGACAATTAAAGGGATTTTATAATATACCAGAGATACATTCATATTTTAGTAATACAAATAGAAATATAGATGAATTAAGTTTAAACCACCAAGAACTAATAAAAAGTGATATACGAAGTTATATGGAGCCAGACCAAAAATGCAGTTGGAATACATTGATAAACATGTGTTATGATACTATAGCTGAATTACAGCCATCAATTGAAAATATGTATAATGAAATATGGAATCTGAGAGTTTTATGTTGTAGAGCGACACCAGGTGGTAATGTAGCTTCATCTACAACACAATTTGTTCAGAATAGAGATATTATTAATTATGTTCCAGAATTAATAAATGATAATGAAAGGCTTGATTTGGTGCCATATATTAATAATTTTAGTTCTAATGAACATATAGATAGAATATTTACAAATTTAGAAAATTACTTGAATTATATTTATGGTGCTTTTAGATTTTATCAAAAAAGTGATAAGGTGCATTTTATAACGAGTCATCCAGAATTATTATTAGTATTTCAATTATTAACTATTTCTTATCCAATTAACGTAGATATAAATGATAATATTGTAGAAAATATTAATTTTAGAAAATTTTTATTTCGTATTCATACAATTACTATTGAAAATAGCCAATACGATTTATTTGAATGTCTAATAACTTTAATAGCAAATAATAATTCAAAAAGTAAAAGATATTCACGAAAAAAAATAAGTTTGCTGGGGAATCCAACAAATAACTTTGTATATATGCAAGAGCTTTTATTTAAATTACAATCCACAGAAACTTATTATAGTGGACAAGAAAGACTAATAGAATGTTTGAACTTGGCTCTTAATGGTGAAGATACTGAAAATTATTTTCATGAGAGGTTTATTATTGATAATATTATTATGCTATCAAAAAAGAAAAATTTTATGGATGATTACAATGAAGATATAAGTATTATAGATGAAAGTGATGAGGACGCAATGTCGGTAGAAGATAGTGATTACTTAACATTCACATTTAAACAAGCATATAATATAGATACTTTAATAGATAATTCGGATTATTTAGGTTTATTAGGAGATAGTTTTTTTAATAGTGCCTATATTCAATTTGAAAAATATATTAATAATGAAAGTGAAGATTTTAATAGTCATATTTGTATGTATTTTACAGCAGCCAAAGATGTTAACGAAGACAATGAAAAAATAGAAGAGGCAGTATTTGTATTTATATTAGATATATCCGAGGCGTTCACCAAAGTAGAATCCTATTTGATTGGTTTAAATATTGATAATTTTATGAATAGTGAACAATTTGCAGGTGTTAAGTGGAAGGAAGATTATAGTGAAAGAATATTAAATAAAGAAAATTTTATGTTTAAAGAAAAATATGAAGAAAATAGTGATATCAAAATATTAATAAATTATATTATATATTATGGTTGTATAATACCTTTGTATAGAAAACAATTTAATTATATTGATTTAATATATAGAGATAGAGATACAATGACTGGTGGAGGACCAAAAATAGAAAAAATACCTAAACAAAGAAGAGATATTAAGAACTATCCTACAATTGATTTAGATAAGGAACCAGAAGAAGAAATACCTAAACCAAAATATCAGTTAAATGATGAAATTTCAGAATTAAACAAATTAGGAAACTTTAAATTTGAAAATGAATCAGAGAATCCAAATTTTTCAAGTAATGATAATATGCAACCAACAGATATTGATAATATTTTTCCTATATTTTTAAAGGATAAAGAATTAGGAACTCCAAGAGACCAAGGTATTACACCGTCTCAACCAGATAGTCAAGGTAGTGATATTATATTTTCACGTGTATTTTCTCCCCCTGCTTCTCCTGAATCTACTACATCTTCAAGAAGAGCAAAAGTAACTCCTATGAAAAGAGGACTTCCTTTAAACAAGTCTTTTCCGAGTCAAATTCCTGAACTACCATCTACGGCTAATACACCACAAAAAATACCTGCAGAAAAAGGTAAAAATGAGCTTTCATCTAAATCTGCACCTTTATTAAATGTTGTAGTAAATGATGATGAAGATACATTCAAATTATTACCAGGAGCACCGTTACAACCTAGTCCTTCAATTTTAGATTTAAAAAAAGAATCACCAATTCAAAGGGCATTTCGACTTGAAGATAGTGATATAGGTATGGATATAGATAAAGAAAAACCAGGTGGTAAGAAAAGAAAATCTAAAAAATTAAAAGTGAAAAGAAAAAGCGGAAAAACTAAAAAAAAAAGTGTGAAGAAAAAATAAACAAATGATGTAAATAATAAAAAAAATTTTATTATTTAAATAATTTAAGCTCCAACAAAGCGAATACCGCCTACAAGACCACTTCCAAGTGTCAAACCAGCACCGTTGCGTGCACTGGAACCCATAGCAGGAATGAATACATCAAGAATGCTAAATGTGGCAGCAGCTGTTAATGCAATAATAATAATTTCTTCAATGTTAAGTGCCTTTTTAGGGATAAGCATAGCACAAATAGCTACAGCGAGACCTTCAATTAAGTATTTGATTGCTCGTTTTAAAAGCTCGTTGAGATCCAACAATTCAGTCATTATATTATATATAAATAAAAAAAGATAATATATAACCAACAAATAACTTAAATATATTGATAAAGTAAATGTATATATCCTAAATGTCGTCGTTTGAAACTAAGAAGTTGCCTAATGGAGAAACAAATCCTAAATATGTGGATTTGCTGGACCAA